TTCGACCAGACCGGAAACCCCATCGCTATTCCCGCCACATTCAATCCGCTGGAGTCCGGCTTGTTCGCCGGTTTCCATTTCGCTCCGGGCGGATGCGCAGAAGCGCGCAGCGGTGGGGATACTGTCTCAGCCATCAATCCCTTTTCGCTCTGGGATCTCGACTTTCGTCCCAATTGCCCAGATCCGCGCGGCATGACCTTGGTCGAAAAAGACGACCATCGGTTCTGGGCCGACATATATCTTCTTGGCACGAACCACAAAGAGCAGGGTACAAGCCGGCATGGCGCCGAGATAGCCGATGGCAACTCCTTACCGGTCCTCGATTATCGTACTGCCGTCGACATTTATGCCGACCATGGCAAGCGTCTCCTGGCCTATGACGAATTCCAGACAGCCGCCTTCGGCACCACCGAACAGTCATCCGCCGATCACGACCCCAAATCGACCGGCCTCGACGCAGCCCGCACCAGCCGCGTCGGCCTAATGCAGGCGACCGGCAATCTCTGGGTCTGGGGTACGGACGGTGATCCCGACGACCCGCGCCCTTCCATCTTCGGCGGCTCGTGGATCTACGGCTCGTTCGCCGGCTCCCGGTACGCGAACTTGGACTACTGGCCGGGGTACTCGTACGAGAGCTTCTCCGCGCGTGGCGGCAGCGACCACCTGAACCTTGCTTAGCCAGCGCGAAAGCGCGGGCCTGATTTCCCAACCGTTTCAAAGGACCAAGATCATGACGGCAGCAGTCGAACTTAAGCAGACTACTATTCACATCCACCGCACCGACCTCGCATATCCCATCCTCGTCGCCGGTGGCCCCAGCGCAATCGCCATCCGGGCCGGCACGGTGATCGAGACCAAGGGCCAGACATACGCCTTTGATGCCGACACTCCCGTTACTCTCGGCGAGCTGGCGCCAGGACAGGACTATGGCGTGAGCATCGGTCAGGACGGAAAACCCTTCGCTGATATACTCGGGCCACCGAACCCGCTGGACGAAGGGTGGTTTGCCGGTTTCCATTATGCGCCAGGTGGCTGCGCCGTGGGCAACGCCGGTGGCGATACCATCCCGGCGATCAATCCATTCTCATTTTGGGATGTCGATTTCCGACCGTCCTGCGCCGATCCGCGCGGCATGGCGCTGATCGAGACGGATGGAGGAAAACGCTTCTGGGCTGACATCTATCCGCTTGGCGCCGACCATCACGAACACGGCACCAGCCGATACGGCGCAGTCATTGCCGATGGACGTGACCCGCCGATCCGCACCGATGGCAATGGAAAATACGCCAAGCTCGACTACGCCACGGCTGTCGAGATCTATGCCCACCACGGCAAGAAGCTGCTCGGCGCCGAGGAGTTCTTTGCCGCCGCCTATGGCGTCAAGGAGCGTTGTTCCCGCGGCAAGGAGCCGACCGTTACCGGCGCACTGGATGATGGTGCCGAGCGCTTCATCAGCAAGCGCGGCCTTTTCGATGCGACCGGAACTATGTGGCAATGGGGCACTGACGGCCACCCCGACGACCCGCGCCCGTCCATCTTCGGCGGCTCGTGGGTCAGCGGCTCGGACGCCGGCTCCCGGTACGCGAACTTGGTCTACTGGCCGGAGAGCTCGGGCGGGGACATCTCCGCGCGCGGCGGCAGTGACCACCTGAATCCTGCTTAGCCTGCGCGAAAGCGCGGGCCATTCCTGAAACGGACGATCGCCACCCATGACACGCGACGAACATGTGAACGCCCATGACCTGGCGATCGTCGAAAAGTACGAGGCTGCTGTGACCTATCTCTATCCGATCATCCAGAATTGTCCGCGCCGCCATGCGACGCTGCGCGACCGGCTGATCGGATTGATCTTCGACCAGGTAGGCCTGCTTTATCAGGCCGCGAAATCAAAGCAGGCCTCGCGGCTCTATGCGGCGGACGCCAATCTGGCGGCGCTGCGTTTCTGGCTACGCTTCGCGGCCGATCCCAAGCTGAAAGTCATCTCACCCCGCCAGCATGCGGTAGCGCTCCGCTGTCTCGCTGAAGCGGGCGCGATGCTCGGCCAATGGATCAAGGCTTCGAAGGGTAACGGGAGGTCGGGGTTATGACGTCATTGCGCCCTTCCATCTTCGGCGGCTCGTGGATCAACGGCTCGAACGCCGGCTCCCGGTACGCGAACTTGGACTACTGGCCGGAGAACTCGAACGAGAACATCTCCGCGCGTGGCGGCAGCGACGACCCTTTCTCGGCTCGGCGGCGGTCAAGGCCACGCCGGCCATCTTCCACGGACACGACGGCGTTCAAGCTGCTCGCGTCAGGGTGGTCGGCCCGACCGTCCGGCTTCGGCGAATACATTGCAAGGTCCGGTACAGCGGGGAGTAGCGGCGATGCTGCCGTCGAAACCCGCGACCGGCATCTGGAGATAGATGTTTTGGGAAAAAAGCACCGCAACCTTATCGATACCATTACCAGCGATGCGAACATGCGCCGCGCTTTCCGCGTTACATCCCTCGGCAAGCGCCTGACGCCAGGCTTTCTTGAGTTCAAGGAATTCTCGGCTCTCAATTTGGCCGACCTCGGAGCGGCGATGCGCGATGGCTCTTATAGACCCGGCGCGTCGCAGGAGTTCCGGATATTCGATCCGAAAGTGCGGCTGATATCGGCGCTTCCATTCGAGGATCGCGTTGCCCAGCATGCGCTATGCGCCGTGATCGGCCCCATCTTTGAGACAACGCTTCTGCCAAACACCTATGCCTGCCGGGCTGGCAAGGGGACGCACGCCGCCGCAATCGCCGTGCAGGCCGACATGCGCCGGCTGATGCGCGACGGCGAGCCGCTCTATGTCCTGAAAACGGATTTCTCACGATACTTCGCCAGCATCGAGCACGGCGCCCTATGGCAGCTGATCGACGCGAAGATTTCCTGCCGCGGCACGCTGCGGCTGATCGAGACCATGCTGCCGCGCGACGGGATCGGGATTCCGATTGGCAATCTCACCTCGCAGATTTTCGCCAATGTCTATGCCGGGGTGGTCGACCGGCACCTGCAGCAGGATCTCGGCGAGCGCCACTGGTATCGCTACATGGACGACATCGTCGTGCTTGGCCGCTCCATGGATCATCTGCGGCGCGTGCGGACATCGATCGAGGATCTGTCGCGCGAGCGGCTAGGCTTGCGGTTTTCCAAATGGAGCATCCAGCCGGTCGGCCGAGGCGCGAACTTCGTCGGCTATCGCATCTGGCCGACACATAAACTGCTGCGCCGTGACAGCGTCGTGCGGGCCAGACGCAAGATCGCGATCTATCGCGCAGTCGGAGAGCACGAGCGGCTGGAGAAGTTTCTGGCGGCGTGGACCGGGCACGCAAGCTGGGCTGACAGCAGAAATCTGATGAAGAGCATGGGACTTCCAGCGAAAGGTCGCGCCTGATGAGTCGCCGCGAGCGTATCCGCGAAAAGATCCTAGCCCGGATCGTCATCGACCCCGTGACTGGCTGCTGGCTCTGGACCGGCCCGACTTCGGGCAATACCGGACGCGGTGCCGGCTATCCTCGCATGTCCCTGGGGGGGCAGACCGTCGCGGTTCACATCGCCATGTGGACCAACGAGCACGGCTATATCCCAGGCAAGAAGGAACTGGACCACGTCTGCCGCAACCGCCTCTGCGTACGGCCGGATCCGGAACACCTGGAGCTGGTTACCCGCAAACGCAACATCCTGCGGCAATGGGAGGCGCGCAAGGCCGCGACACTGATCGGCCACAACGACGGCCCGCCGCTTGCTTGCGAGGAGGCCTGAGATGACACCGTCGCCTCTCGACTCTCTCCCTGTTTTTGCGAACGACCGCGCCATTGCCGAGGCGCTTGTTGGCAAGAAGGATGCATCGAAATGGCTCCATGAGCGCCTACCGGCGCTGGAGCGCGTGCCCGGCTTCCCTAAAATAGATGCGTTGCATGGCGGACGCCCTGTTCCCTTGATCAAACTTTTCTACGACAACTACTTTGCCCTGCCGGAGAACGGCAAAGGGCTACCAGACGGAAAAGAGGATGAGGGAGCATGGAAGAAATCGAAGCGCCCGGCCTGAAATGGATAAAGAGGGCCAAAGGTAAGACACCTTATTGGGTCGCCGACGAGATCGACGTTAAGAACGGCTACGTGCCGAAGACGGCCAATCTCAGCGCCATCAAAGGCGATCCGGATATGCTGCGCGCCAAATGCTATGTCTTGCAGGCGGAAATGATGCTCTGGCGTACGGGCTACCGCAGCGAGGCGCTGAACTACGACGGTACGGTCAAATCGCTGCTGAAGATCTACCAGCATCACGAGGAAAGCCCGTATCGCTTGCTGCGGCCCAGCAGCCTCGTGCCGTACAATCACTATCTCGCAAAACTTGAAGCGCACATCGGGACGCGTCGAATCGACGCCATTAATGGCGTCGATATCATGCGGTGGCATAAATTATGGTCCTCGGACGGCAAGCACCTGGCCGCCGCCGCAACTGCACGCGCCGTCTTTACCGCAGCCCTATCGTTCGGCGTCATGACCAGAACAGCAGGAGCCGCAGACATGCTGGTCATCATGCGGGAAACATCCGAAAAGCTCCCGGGACCACGGCCGCGCGACACGAAAATGACGGCGGACCAGATCATTGCGGCTCGCAACGCCGCACACGCAGCCGGACGTCCATCTATGGCGCTTGCCTACGCGCTCGCCTTCGAAACAGTTCTTCGGCTCTGGGATGTCATCGGACAGTGGTGGCCCATGGATCGCGGTGGCGTGTCCGACATTCTTAACGCTGAGATGGGAACCAAGTGGTTCGGTCTAAGGTGGGATGACATCGATGACAACTTGCAGCTCGACTACACGCCATCGAAAACTAGCGACACGAGCGGACGCCGGATTGTCTATCCGATGAAAGATGCTCCGATGGTGATTGAGGAGCTTGCGCACTGGCCGTCAGACAAACGACGCGGCCCCATCATCATTTCAGAGGAATCCGGCTTGCCATACGAACCGCAGGACTTCCGCAGGTTGTGGGGAAAGGACCGCAAGGCGGCTGGCATCCCATCGAATATATGGGCAAGAGATCTGCGCGCATCCGGCATTTCCGAAGGCCGCGCGAGCGCTGCGTCTGTGGATGATGTTTCCAAGGTTGCTGGCCACAGCAGCCGACAGATGACAAACGAGGTCTACGATCGCGCTCACATCGAGGCTGCCGAGCGCGTAGCAAAGAGCCGAAAAGAGCACCGCGAAACAAAGCGGTAACACGATTGGTAACGCGCGGTAACGCGCAGGCGATAACCGCTTGAAATTATTCGAGCGATCGAGAAACGAAATTTAATCCCTCCTTATCGTTAAGGGATTGAATTTGCTTCCGCGCGTTACCGATATCGAATATTGCTGCCTCAACGATTAGGCGGGGTGCCTCGTATTCAGCTTGGGAAGTTTCGAGGACCTTCAGGAAAATCAAGGTGGCGTGTAACCGCGACATGCCCCCGCCCTGCACCGTCCAGCGAGGGATTTGACACGAATCGCCACTCGTCGGGACGGGTCCAATTGTTTGGTGCAAGACGTCCTAAAATTGCATGTCTTAATATTCCAGCTAGCGCCATTCGCCACAGGCGTGTACTTTGTTTCTGAAGTTTTCTAGGTATTGCCGCTTGTAAATACATTGAATGGCTGCAAGCAGAAATCATTGCGATTGGATATCACATGCGATTCCTCCATTTAGACACCCTTCGTTTCGCGTTAGCATTTTTCGTCGTATATGGTCACACGCTTGGATTTAACGGCCCTGCGCGCAACGGCGGCCTCGCTGTCGACTTCTTCTTTATCCTGTCCGGCTTCGTTCTCACTCATAGCATCACAAAACAGCCGAGGGATTTTTACAGCTTTGCGATAGCCAGGTTTGCGCGCCTTTGGCCACTACAGTTAGTTGCCGTTATCGCCGTTCTATTGCTGGCGTCGTGGCCGGGATGGCAAGCGCTGCAGGTGAATCTCACTTTAACGCAGAACGCCGGGATCATCGACGAGTTGACTATGAATATTCCCTCATGGTCTATTTCTGCCGAATTCATCATTGGCCTGTTTGTGCTTTATCCACTGGCACGATATGGACTTTGGCCAGCAGCGATCACGACGATCATCGTCGGATACGTCCTGTTGAACGGGATTAGCGCACCATTAGATCAGATGCATATTCAGCCAGTAGGCCCAATATCTGCTGGTTTGGTGCGATGCGCCGTAGATACATGCCTCGGCTATTTCGCCTACCAAGCTCGGCCGATGGGGCGTCTCATCCCTAAGCAAGTAATGATGCTTCTTCATATCATCGCAATTATAGGGATATTTGGGTGGATGGCAGCTCCCATCGGGAACCATGGGAAAGCCGTTGCGGTAGTCTTTTCGGCTTTCGCCATATGGGCGTTAAGCGTTGGAGAATCCACCGTTCAACGTGTCCTTGCTTCCAGAAAGATAGCTTGGCTCGGTAGCTTAAGTTTTGGCATCTATATGTGGCATTTCCCTGTTCTTTTGCTTTTTCGCAACTACAACCTTATCGGCTACACCGAAGATACAAGAGCGGCAGTTTTATCGCTGGATG